TGGTGCCGGCGGAACAAACGCGACACCAAACTTGGATAAAGGTTACTTGTTTGTTGGCGATGACACGAACTGCTCTACACCAGACAATACGGTATTTATTTCCTCATCTGCTAGTAGGGTTGGCATTAATACGACCAACCCAGGCGCCGCACTCGATGTAAGTGGTTCTGTGTACATTACCGGACCCGATGCACTAGTCTCTGGTTCCAAGGGATTATTTAATCTAAATGATGGTACTCTTCAGGTGGGTACCGAAGAAGTCGGCACAGGAGTTGCAGTAAAAATTAGATCCGATGTTGATAGTGGGGTACCACTTCTTGTTAAGAGTCCTTCCCATGAAGTCATTCTTGCATGTACCGGTTCGGGTAAGGTGACAGTCGGTGGAATACACCTCGACGCCAAAATGAATATCAGCGGTTCAGATACAGATAAATTAATTTCTGCCACTGGGGAGACTAGAAGCCCTGCATTCTATGTGAGTGCAAGTGGCGAAACCTTTGTATCTGGCAATTTGATTCTCCAAAACATTGATCCAGTGATCCATTTCAGTAATAGCGCTGGTATAGGTTTGGGTACAATTGGATACAACTCCTCTGACAATATTCTCATCCAAAATGAGACCGTCAATAAGCACATTGTGCTGAAAGCAAATGATGCCGGCACTCTGCGTGAAGGTTTCCGTCTCGATGGTGCTGTGCCGGAAGTTGTTGTTAATCAGACTTCGGAATCGCTCGTAGACTTTCGAGTTGAGAGTGATAATCAAACGCACATGCTCTATGTGGAAGGTGCCGCCGACAAAGTTGGTATCAATACTAATGAACCGACTCATACATTTTCGGTCAATGGCGCCACATCTATCTCTGGCAGCACTGCCCCTACAGTATTAGAGGTTACTGGTGCAAGCAACAGCAAACTAATACTTGCCCGCAGTGATATGACAGATCCGGCATTCTATGTCAGCGGTTCCGGCGATGTCTTTATCTCAGGTTCGCTGCGGACCAAGCAATTTAGTACGACTATTCACAATTTTAATAATAGTGGTGTGGCGCCTTACTACATTCCATTCATGTCGACCGTCGAAGCAGTATCACCTACATATTTAGATCATATGATCGCACCAGCAGATGGGCGATTGGTGAAAGCCTTCCTTAGAATCGATGGCACTCAATCGGGCTCAGTGACTCTTGACGTGCATGCGACAGATCTTTGGCAAGAATCGATTGCTGGCTCACCCAGCAAAGAGCGAGTTACTCGCGTCATAACTCACAGAAATAATACTTATATGTTCCCCACGTCTGGTTCAGTGCACTTCTCTGAAGGCGATATTGTGGGAGTGAGAATTGACCCTTATGCTAGCTCAAGCAACGTTAACGTGACATGCGTGTGGGAATATGACTATCGCTTTATGTAAGCCGGCCTACAAAAAAGGTTTTTTACGATGTTAGTAACTATTTATTTTGAATTAATATTTTTTTAGGAGAGACCCTTGATGTCCAACTTGTTAAACGAAGCAATTATCGATGCGAAAGCATTGAAAGAAGCAGCACTCAAGAATGCCGAAGCTGCGGTAATTAAGAAATACTCGGCAGAAGTAAAACAAACATTAGACACACTTCTCGAACAAGAAGATGCTGCTCCGATGGGTGCAGCCCCCGAAGGCGCCCCCGCTGATTTAGGCGCCGAGCCAGCACTGGAAGCAGATCCGATGGCAGATTTGGGTATGGAGCCTGAACTTGGTGGTGAAGAAGATCTCGGCATGGCACCAGCAGGCGAAGAGCAAGCTGATATAGCCCCAGACGTTCCCCTAGCGGCAGCAGATGGAATAGGCTCAGCGTCCGCAGAAGAAGGTACTCCAGTAGAATTTAACGTAGACCTCCAGGCACTCCAAGAAGCAGTTGCTGCTCTAGAGAACGAACTGAGCGAAGACGAAGAAATTGAAATCAATGAAATAGACCTCGCAGCCCTCCTCGAAGACGATGAGGTTGAGATCACCGAAGATGATGGTCCCGATGAGGATCCTCAAGGTTCTGGCGAAATGTCTGGTGAAGACGGATCTGCCGGTGAAAGTGAGGCTGCCGCAGCACAAGTTGCTGCTACTGGCGAACAAGATGAAGAGGCGATGAAGGGCATGGAAGAAGATGTCGATTCTCTCGTCGATGCAATCATGGAAAAACTTACTGTCGATATGGGCGCCGACCTCGCTGGCTGGGCTGGTCGTTCCTCTGAAGACATCAAATATCAAATGGAAAAAGAAATGGCACATCGTCGTAGCACTGATGTCGCCGAAGAAATGAAAGATCTTAAGAAAGCTCAAGAAGAGTTGGTTTTCGAAAATAACCATCTCAATGAGAAACTTTCTAACTATGAACAAGCCGTTGGACAACTTAAGGAGAACTTGCAACAAGTGAACCTGTCCAACGCTCGTTTACTTTACACGAACCGTATTCTTAGAAATACCTCCCTGAATGAGCGACAAAAGAACAAAGTTGTCGAAGCGATTTCAAATGCTGGTTCTGTCACAGAAGCTCGTACAATTTTTGATACACTTCAAAGCACGGTGGAGTCCACGCCAAAACGCGGACCACAATCACTGGGCGAAGCAATCACCCGTCGTTCTTCTGTAATCCGTGCTTCTCGTCATGAGAGCACACCATCTGATCCAATTTCGGATCGGTTGAAAAAACTAGCAGGTATCAATTGATACAAATACAATTAATAGGAGGTATTTAAAAATGGCTGGAATTATTGATAGGTTAACCGAAGGTGTTGTTAACCGTGATATGCGCGCCGAAGGTCACGCTTTGTTAACAAAGTGGGAGCGCACAGGACTTCTCGAAGGACTGAACAATGACTCAAAGAAAAATGCTATGGCTCGACTTTTAGAGAACCAAGCAAAGGAGCTTCTCCGTGAGAGTAGCAGCATGAGTGCAGGTGATGTTGAGGGCTTCGCGGCCGTAGCATTCCCAATCGTACGCCGTGTTTTCGCAGGATTGATTGCAAACGATCTCGTTAGCGTTCAACCGATGAGCCTCCCAAGCGGACTCATCTTCTTCCTCGACTTCACATTCTCAGCAGATCCAGGTTCAATGCCTAGAATGGGTAACGCAGAAGACAAGTCTGTCTACGGTACCGATCAGGTTGCTAAGGGAATCGTTGATGGTGTCAGTCTCGTGGGAGCAACGTATAAGGAAGATCTTTCCGGTCCTCGTACCGTTATGGGTTATGCTTATTCGTCTCCAAGTGGCTCCAACGGTGGTGACATCCTGCAGGCACACACACAGGTAACCAATGCATTCTTGCTTGATGGTTCTGTGACTGACGCAAACAAGAAGTCAATCGATTTCGATCCAGACTTGCTTAGTTCAACTGATTCTTCAGTTGGTGTTTGTGTTTTTGAGCTTGACAACTCAGAAATCGCCGGCACATCCGGTGTTAATGAGATTGATTTCAATAACATGGGAGCTTTCCAGCTTAGCTCGACCGCTCTTGGTACTCTCGACGCTGTTATCGACTGTCTTGGCGGCGCCAACGCCAACGCACAGATTCGTCGTCTGTCTAAGAAGATGTCGACTGATGACTCTAAGAGCGGAAACGCTGCTACGAAGTTTGTTGTTACAATCGCAGGCGCTTCTTTGACTGCCGGTGATCTCAATACATCTGCCGGTACTGCTGTCGGAACCGGTGAGCTTACATGGCCACAGAGAGACAACTTTGATGCTGGCGGTGGTCTTGGATCAGTTGTTGGTAACGTACCTTGGGGTCTTGAAGCTGAAGAGCGAATCCCTGAGATCGACATCAAGGTTGACAGCATTGCTGTAACCGCACAAACCAAGAAGCTCAAGGCTAAGTGGACTCCGGAGTTAGGTCAAGACCTTAACGCCTACCACAACCTCGACGCCGAAGTTGAGTTGACTTCGATTCTTTCAGAGCAAATCGCTCTCGAAATTGATCGTGAGATTCTCTCTGACCTCGTTCGCGGTGCTACTGCTTCAACACGCTACTGGTCACGTGCCCCTGGTCTCTTTGTAGACGAGAATGGTAACGAGCTTGGTGCATCTTCGGCTGCCCCTGAGTTCACCGGTACTGTTTCTGAGTGGTACGAGACTCTCGTTGAGACAATCAACGATGTTTCTGCTGCAATCCATCGCAAGACTCTGCGTGGTGGTGCTAACTTCGTCGTCTGCGGACCAGAAGTTGCTAACATCCTTGAGTTCACCGCTGGATTCCGTGCTTCCGTCACACATGACGATGAGACCGGTTCTATCGGAGCAGTTGCTGTCGGTTCACTGAGCAAGAAGTTCGACGTTATCGTTGATCCTTACTTCCTCCGTAACGTAGTACTCGTTGGTCGTCGCGGCTCTTCTTTCCTTGAAAGCGGATACGTGTATGCTCCATACGTCCCACTGCAGACCACACCAACTA